AAATGGCGGTATGCCCGTGGCCGCGTAGCTCGTCGACCATCGCCTCCGCCTTGTCTTCGCCGGCGACATAATTAATACAGACCTCGGCGCCGGCGTGGCCAAGCGCGAGCGCAATCGAGCAGCCGATTCCCGAACTGGCGCCGGTAACGATCGCCTTTTGCCCTTTCAGTAGCTTGCGATTCTCGGTCTTCGGAACAACCGGCTTCGGCAGATTCATGAACACTCGGAGTGTGTTGTTCCAATGGTCAATACCGGCTTGTTTGATCTCAGTCGGCAACCCCTCAAACTCCACACTCATCATCCATATAGCATGTGTATCCAGATGTTGCTCGTAATTCTCGAACGAGAGCGGCTGTAGACCAGCATCGCGCACAAACTGCTGTGCCTGGTTCGGATCGGTGATAGGCTGCCCATCCGGGCCTTTCGCCTGTCCGCTCTGAACCTGCTGTATAGCCTGTTCGTATCCAACCGTGTTTATAACAAAGTTACCCTCGGTAAGCTTGTCATTCTCGCGGAGAGCTTGATCCTCAGCAGCCATTTGCTTTGCAGCAACGCCCTTAAGATCAGCAATATCTAGATGCTTGTATGCTTGCTCGGGACGAATAAGTCCCTTTTCAACCATCCATTCAATGCGTGCCTGCTTGCCCGCACGCGTGCGCGGGAGCGCGGAACCAGACTCAACTCGGACGTTAATACCACCCTGAATGTCCGACTGAGTGAACCGCTTAACTTGCACCCCGCCACCAGAGCCCTTGATCTTCACAAGTCTGGGCTCAATGTAGTACTTCTGCGCCAGGGTAAGCATAAGCTGGCCTGCCTTGGCAATAGATGTTTCCATCAACTTGATGGTCGGCGCAAGCCGGTCAGTTGACATCTCTTGCAGCAGGTCAATAGCCACACCTGCCTCCAGGTTCGGAGGCAAGACACCCTCTGAAACTTCGGTTAGCCCGAAGACTTCGCGCAGAGCGTTACGAATGCCTGCCAAATGGTCGAACACATAGGCTTGCATGGCTGGCATTTTTTCAATCTCGGGCCTATGATCCCCGAGAATATTGTACTCGTTGACCGCACCAGGCTCATCTGTGACACGAGTGCCCGCAAGAGAGCCTACAGGCGCCCAAATTCTAGGCTTAATCGTCAGGTTCTTGTACTGCACAATCTGCGAGATGGTGCGGTTTAGCTCCTTCTGGAGCGGAATAGCGTGCTCTACTACCGACGCATCGTAGATTTGCCCAGGAATCCGGATGCCCGGAAACTTGACGAATGGCAGGTCGTGAGTCGGATATGGCCAAGGCGTGTCTTCCAAAATCTTTGAAGGTTTGTCAAGCCATACAACGTATCGGCCATTTGGTAGAGCGGGTGTCGGCTTGAAGTACCCAACATTCACCTGCTTTACAGTATTCTCCGCCGCATCACTAGCATTGGCAAACGGCAAGCTAGCATCAGGGGGGGTAGACACACTATCAGGATCTACCCATATACCCCAACGCGACTGGATTTCATCGGGGTCAAAGTAATGACGACAAAAGATGAACTTGACATCATCCATAACCTTTGCAGAAGGATCTGCATAGGTATCAAACGGAGACGGAACTTCTATCTTGATGTCGCCTAGGTAGACTGTCTTCTCCTGTGGGGGAATGCCTGCTTGAGTCAACTTCGCCCGGAACAAATCTTTGAGCGCGTCGTCTGTAACAGGTTTTCCCTGTGGATCCAACAGAAATTTCATAGACTTCCCAGCCTTGGGATCCCAGGTAATCTTCCACCAGCCTTGCCCCGCAATAATAGACCAAAGGATAGCTTCCTCTAGTTTATCATCAAGAGCAAAGTCGCTCCACCAATACTCAAGCAGAGCTTCGGCCATCTGGGCAGCTTTGATATCAACATCTGATCCGCTGCCAGGAGTTGCACTCATCACAGGCTTCGTTTTGACCATCTTCGCCAGCAAAGAATGTGCGCCGGTCACAATTTGGTTGGAAACCAACCGAACTAAGTAACGCGTTTTCTCTCCCTCGTCAACCGGGAGTGACTCCAAACGTCTCGACGCACGATTGAAGTATGTATACTGGCGACCCTTGTAGAACGCGAGGTTCAACTTCCACTGGTTTTCAAGAGTCTGGCGACCACGACGCATCAAGTCCAACTTCTTCGTCAGATCATCTGCGGTCTTTAGTCTAGCGATAGATTTACCGCTAGTCTCGTCCGAATACGGAGTAGTGCCATCGGCAGGATGCGCCACTTGTCACCACCTTTAGTAAGTTAGATCAGGACGAGGACGATAGTCAGGATCAATCTCAATCTCCGTATTCTGGAAATCAAGTTCTGATAGAATAGCCTCGTAATCAGCTTTGTTGATGAGCTTATTCTCTAGCTGCCATTGTAACTCAGCTTCCTCATCAGACAAATGAAGCGGACGTGCGTGTTCAACAGAACGAGAAACAGGAACGGAAACACTTAGCCGTCTAATATCCTCTTTTAGCCGCTTAATGTCATCCAAATAGTCGACAATGAGGCTTGATCGACTTGCAAGGGCAGCGGCCAACTCAGTATTTACTGTTCGCTGCTGTAATGCAATTTGTACAGCTTCGTCGCGCTGTGCCTGTAGTTCTTCTGCCTTAGTGACAACTAGTTCTAAAAGCGCCTTACTTTTTCGACCCAGCAGATCCACTAGACTCCTTTTCATCGGTTGACCCGATGGTGTGTGTAGCCGCTGCGCCCTCAGGAAGCTCAACCCTCGGCTGTTGTGCTTCACGCACAGCATCAACCGTCTCAGGAGCGAACACCTGCTCATATGTAGCGCCAGATGCAACACCCGGATGATTTACAACCTCACCAAGAGTCTTGGCAAACTCGTCAATTCGCTTACGAATCTGAGCAACTTCATTACGCGCCAGATCACGTTCCCACGAAGCTTTCTGAACCTGGGTGCCACTTTCATATCCAAGTAGACCAGCAAACTGCTTGACACACTGCTCGCACACATACTTGCGTCCGGCCAACTTGGAGAATCCTTCAATCCGCTTGAGTGTATCTACAACCACACCCGCTGAAGGAGTTGACTCACACACGACGCACAGATTGGGCGCCAGCATTTCTTCACGCGGAATAACGTTCATGTTTTCCTTTCTTTACCAATCGACGCCCATGTGTTCATCGACGCCTCGTGATTCCTCTGCCGACTTCGGAGCCCGCATACGCGCGAGTTCGTCCATACTCCCGGCGGGATGGTCAAATGGAAGTTCTTTCTTTTCCTCTACCATACGAGGAAGCACAACGCCAGCACCCCGCAATGCAATCTCAACTGAATCGAGACAGTCATCGGCGGGGTTTGTAACCTCACTATCGTAGTCTAACCACTCGTTAATGAAATCAACATGATCCTTGCGAATCTTGATGCGGCCCAACTGAAACAGGGGAGCCATAGACAAAATGCGTTCCCACTTCTTTCCTTGCGCGGGAACAGCGCTAATCGGGGGCAACCCCGGCAATCTCTGCAACTGCTGGACTAGAGCAATCTGGTAAGCCACCTTTTCCACTGAAACATACATGGGACGATACTTATGCCACCACTCCTGAATCAATTTTACTTGCTCAGGAAATGGTATTTTCCCTGCCCACTGCTCCAATAGATACGCTTGCTCATTATTCTCTGTAAGTCCGATGAGACAAATGGCGAACCTGTCGGCGCTGTCTGCGAGAGAAATCGCAGGATCAACACCGATGATTTTGCGGAGTTTCTTTCCTTCAAGTTCAGCCCGTTCGTAGTATTGTAGCCAGTCTCCACTCAATTCCTTTCCCACAAATGAGTCAAAAGATGCCATATACTCCTGAGCAAAAAGCATGGGGTGCATCTCCGCCTTTTCCTTCGCCCACTCAGTATAAGGCCAATGAGGGTTATCAATAGAACGATATTCCACACGGCCAGTTGAAGTATCTGCAAGCTTTTCCTCATTCCAAAACTCGTGGTAAAACCAGTTCTTGCCGCTTGGAGTCGTAGTTGAAACTACTAGTCCTTCCTTATCGGTAAGACTCGGGCGTGTAACATCCCATGCCGCCACAGTTGGAATAGCAGCGGCCTCATCCATCCAGAGATAATCAAGCCCAGCGCCACGGAGGGTTTCCGGGTTGTCTGCGGTCTTGAACTGGACAAAGGAGCCATTTTCGAATTCAAACCATCGGTTTCCACGATTCTCCTTGTAGTCTCGACCGTGTACGGCACCGGCTGCTTTCAATACCTCACGGAAAGCAAGTAGGGCCGCCATG